ATAAAGGGACTGATAAACAACACATCTGCCAAAAATCCATTACAGTAGATCAAGTATTTAAAGTTATTAAAGATCAATTAAAATGGTAAAATCTAACAAAACTTGTTATGTAATTAACTTTTATTTAGGCGATAGAAGAAATAAAATTACGGCTTATGAAAATGATAAACTTTGTTATTTAAAAAAACATATTGAATATTTAAGTGTTATCCCTCATAATTTATCTAAAATTGTATTTAATCTTAACTTAAGAGAAGAAGATTTTCATTATATTAGTGAAATTTGGAAAATTACTCCTAAAAGGTTAGGAACAGCAGATGTTTCTTTATCTATTAGGCCTAATAAAGGAATGAGTTATGGTGCTTGGAATGATGCCTTTAAAAAATATAAAACAGAATATGATTATTATATTTTTAATGAAGATGATTACTTTTTTATAGAACCTAATTGGGATCAATACTTAATTACTAAATATACAACCACAGAAAATTGTGGTTATTTATGTATGATGGTTAGAAATCCCGAATGGTGGAATTACTACAAAAAACATGCAGGTCATTCCTCAGGAATAGCTTCAACAGAAAATCTTTTAAAAGTTTATAATAAATACGGAGTTATACCCCATAATGACGTTCATACTAAATGGAAACACGGAGATGATCATAGTGAATACCAAAAAGGAGAAAATTCCCAATTAATTTTTTCATTTGCTTTTATTGAACTAGGAATGAACGTCCTAGATATTTCAGATGACTATAAATTAAATTTTAATATGACTGCTTCTAAAGATCCTGATATTTGGAAAATGTTTCATTGGAATGAAAAAGAACTTATTACTCCGGCATTTTTAATTTTTGAACCTTCTTATACTTGGTATATGTCAGGACATGATGAGTATCAATTTATCCCCAAAAATATTTACTCAACAGTAGAAGAAGCTTTAAAATGTTACGAAGATAAAATAAATCTAGAAACCTTAAGGTCTAATAAAAACTTATAATATTTATAACATGGAAAAAATTTACCTAACAGAAGAAGAAAAAAAAGAAATTGTAGAAATTCAAAACCAAGAGAACAATTACATGGTTCAATTAGGTCAATTAGAATATCAAATCCAATTACTTAAACTCCAAAAAATTACCATAAACGAAAATCTTAAACAGTTTGAGCAACGTAAAACTAAATTTGCTCAACAATTACAAGATAATTATGGTGAAGGTTCTATTGATGTAGAGACTGGAGAGTTTACAAAGACCAATTAAATTTTGAATTCTCTTCTAATATTTATAACAAAACATTAACCTCATAGGCAATGGCAGAAACATTAGTATCACCTGGCGTATTAGCAAGAGAAAACGACCAGTCATTTATCACACAGCAGCCTGTACAAGTAGGGGCTGCTATAGTTGGTCCAACCGTTAAAGGTCCCGTAGAAATACCTACTATCGTTACATCATATTCAGATTACCAAAATAGATTTGGTACTACATTTGAAAGTGGTAGTGATGAATATTCATTCATGACTAGTATCGCAGCATATAATTACTTCCAAAATGGTGGTAATACAATGTTAGTAACTAGAGTAGTATCAGGTTCATCAACTTGGGATTACGCTTCAGCAAATATTTCTTCTTCAGAAGGTAACCAAGTAGCATTTACAATTGAAGCACTTGATAAAGGAATTATCTTTAACAACTCAGCTTCATCCCCTCTTATCGATGGTGGTTCAGGCTCATTACATTCAGGTTCAAGTGATAATATTAGATGGGAAGTTGCTAATTCTTCTTCAGAAGATGGTAACTTTACTTTATTAATTAGACAAGGTAATGATAATGATAATAATAAAATTGTTTTAGAATCTTGGACTAACCTATCTTTAGATCCTAAAGCAGATAATTATGTTGCTCGTGTAATTGGTGATCAATATTACAGGTATAATAGTACAGAAAATTATATTGAAATTACAGGTTCATATGCTAATGCTTCTAGGTATGTAAGAGTAAGTAGTGTTAATGCTAAAACACCTGATTACTTTGATAATGCTGGTAACGCTAAATCAGAATATACAGGTTCTATTCCAGCAGTAGGTTCGGGTTCAGCTGGGGGTACCTTCTCAGGTGGTGTCGGTACTGTAATTAATGCCCAAGAACCTAATTCAATGTATCAATATATTGGGAATGATAATAATACCCAAGGTTTAGTAGGTACTGATTACGATAATATGTTAGATTTATTATCTAATCAAGATGATTACCAATTTAACTTATTAGTAACCCCAGGTTTATTAAATAGTACTCATACTTCTCAAGTAACTACAGCATTAAATAATACTCAAATGCGTGGTGATAGTATTTACATTATTGATCCTGTAGTATATGCTTCTGCTATTACGGCAGTTAATACACAAGCTAACTCAAGAAATAGTTCATACGGTGCTATGTACTGGCCATGGTTACAAACTATTGACCCAGATTTAGGTGATCAAGTATGGGTGCCAGCTTCGGCAATGATCCCTGGAGTTTACGCGTTTAATGACAATGCTTCTGAACCATGGTTCGCTCCGGCGGGTATTAATAGAGGTGGTTTAACTACGGTAATTCGCCCAGAAAGAAAATTATCTCAGGCAAACAGAGATAGTTTATATAGCAATAAAGTTAATCCAATCGCTTCATTCCCAGGTGTAGGAACAGTAGTATACGGACAAAAAACATTACAACGTCAAGCAAGTGCTTTAGACAGAGTAAATGTTAGAAGATTATTAATCCAATTAAAATCTTATATTGGTCAAGTTGCTCAAACTTTAGTATTTGAACAAAATACAGCAGCTACTAGAAATAACTTCTTAGCAATTGTAAACCCTTACTTAGAATCAGTAGTTCAAAGACAAGGTTTATATGCGTTTAAAGTAGTAATGGATGATTCAAATAACACCCCAGATGTAATTGATAGAAATCAAATGGTAGGTGCTATTTACTTACAGCCAACTAAAACTGCTGAGTTTATCATCTTAGACTTTAACTTATTACCAACAGGAGCTACGTTCCCTAGTTAATAGGTTTAAAAGATAAATATTTATAATAGAACAAAATAAATAAAAATGGCAGTATTAGATCCCAACGAAATATTTTTCACAGCATTTGAACCAAAACAACCAAATAGGTTCATTATGTATATGGATGGATTCCCAGCATACATTGTAAAAGGTGTAAGTGCTGTAACTTTAACCCAAGGTTCAGTAGCCTTAAATCATATTAACATACAACGTTTTGTTAAAGGTAAAACAGTTTGGAACCCAATCACATTCACTCTATTTGACCCAATCACTCCTTCTGGTGCTCAAGCAACTATGGAATGGGTTCGTTTACATCACGAATCAGTTACTGGTAGAGATGGTTATAGTGATTTCTATAAAAAAGACTTAACATTTAACGTATTAGGTCCTGTAGGTGATGTAGTTTCTGAATGGATTATGAAGGGTGCTCTAATTACAGATGCTAACTTTGGAGATTATGGATGGGATGACGTAGATTCTGCAGTTAATATTACAATGACAGTTCAACCAGATTACTGTATCTTGAACTTCTAAAAAAGTTTACATATTTTTTTAAAGAGAGCTTGGCTTCGGTTAAGCTCTTTTTTATATTCATATTTATATTAGAACAGTTACTAAAATAAGTTTATGGAATTTCAATTACCAACAGAAATAGTCACATTACCTTCTCAAGGTTTAATCTATTCATCCGATAATCCTTTATCATCTGGAAAAGTAGAAATTAAATATATGACAGCAAAGGAAGAAGATATTCTTACTAACGCTAATTATATCAATGATGGTACTGTATTAGATAAATTAATGAAATCTTTAATTGTATCTGATATTAATTACAACGATCTACTTATTGGTGATAAAAATGCAATTATGATTGCTTCCCGTATTCTAGGATATGGAAAAGATTATAAATTTACATATCAAGGTGAAGAACAAGTAGTAGATTTAACTACTTTAGAAAATAAAGAAATCAATCCTTCTAATTATACAGCAGGAAAAAACAGTTTCGATTTTACTTTACCAACTAGTGGAGTAGATATTCAATTTAAGTTCCTTACCCATGGTGATGAGGTTCGTATCGCTCAAGAATTAAAAGGCCTTAAAAAACTTAACTCAGATAATTCCCCAGATCTTACTACTAGGTTGAAGTACATGATTGTATCTGTAAATGGTAGTACAGAAAAAAAAGATATTAGGCAATTTGTTGAAAATTATTTATTAGCTCAAGATGCTCGAGCTCTTAGAAATTATATTAGTGAAGTTCAACCTGATGTTGACCTAACTTTTTTTCACGAACGAACTGAATCAAAAGTTAGACTTCCCATTGGACTTAACTTTTTTTGGCCTGACCTCTAAAACAGCTTCCCAATACAGAATAAATGTTTTAACTGAAGTCCATGAAGTAGTATTTCATGGTGGTGGAGGTTACACTTGGAGTGAAGTATATAATATGCCTATATACTTAAGAAGATTTACTATATCAAAACTTAAAGAACATTATGATGCAGTAAATAAAGCTTCTAAACCTGCTATCAACCCTAATTCCTCTACCTTAGTAGATACCTCAGGACAAGTAAATAAAAAAACATTTAATTCACTCCCTCCTAAATACAAATAAAAACATATTCTTTTAATATTTATTACATATACATAGAATATGGCAGATTTAAACAAACAAAAACAAGCAGCAAAAGCACTTAATCAAGAAATGCAATATGTTCTTGATGCTGTTGTTTCTATTGGAGATAAACTTGTTAATGGGTTTAAAGAAGCTGTAGATGAAGCAGTTGAATTAGGAGATGTTACTGAAACTTTAGGTAATACTCTAAAAAAAGGTTATAGTAAAGATTTAAGAGATGTAGCTAAAGTAAGTGAAGAACTTATTAAAGCACAAGCTAAACAAAATAAGGGCCTCTTAAAATCATCAGAAATTGAAAAATTAAAAATAAAACTTTTAGAATCCCAAGCATTAAAAGAAGCTAGAGTAAACATTGCTAAAGCTAATGGAGTAGCCTTAGATGATGAACAACTTAAAGCACTTAATGAACAAATAGAACTCCAAGAAAAGGCTTTAGAAGCAATTGAAAAAGAAAATAAATCTAGAGGAATTAGTGGAGGTCTTGTAGATAAACTTAAACAAAAAATAGCAGACATCCGCCCACCAGATATAGGTAGAGCTGTTCTTGCTTACATGGTAAAAATCCTTAAAGAGATTGATACCGAAGTAGTTAATTTACAAAGAGGTTTTGCTTTAACTAAAGGTGAAGCTATAGAGTTAAATCAAGAATTAGCTCGTACTGCTTTAGAAGCTGGAACTTTAGGGGTTAATTTAGAAAGTGTTACTAAAGCTACCAATACCTTAAATTCTGCTTTAGGGGGTACTGCTAATATTTTCACTACAGAAATTAGAAATGATGTAGCATTCCTCCAAGAAAGATTAAAACTATCAGATGAAGCAGCTGCTGAATTAGCTAAAACAGCTTTTATTACAGGTAAATCTGTAAAACAAGTTGGAGAAGAACAAGAGGCTGTTTTTAAAGCTGTAAAAGCAACTACAGGTGTTACTTTAAACTTCCAACAAACTTTAGAAGAAGCTAATAAAATAGGAGGGGCTTTACGTCTTAAAATGGATGCTCTTCCTGGGGGTATAATTGAAGCAGTAGCTCAAGCTAAATCTTTGGGAATAGAGTTTTCTAAAATTGAAGGTATTCAATCTTCATTACTAGATTTCGAACAATCTATTGCTAAAGAATTAAAAGCTGAAGCTCTTATTGGTAGAGAAATTAATTTAGAAAGAGCAAGATTAGCAGCTTTAAATGATGATGCTGCAACATTAGCTAAAGAAATATCTTCCCAGTTCGGTTCAATCGCTGAATTTCAAAATTTAAGTGTCATTCAACAACAAGCCTACGCTGATGCCTTAGGAATGAGTAGAAATGAACTAGCTGAAAGTTTAAAAACCCAAGAATCTATAAATAGTCAAATTGAAACAGGAGTAGAATCTCAAGGTAAATCATTAACCCAAAATACAGCAGCCCAATCAGCTCAAGATGCCTTAAATCAAAGTATAAACCAACTAAATACTACTCTTAAAACTAGTTTAGCATTGGTAGTAGGTATAGCATCAGCAGCAGCTGTTATAGCAACAGGTGGTTTAGCTGCTATTCCTTTAGCATTAGGTGTTGGAGCAGGTGCTGGTTTAGGAACAGCTGGCATCCAGGCAGTAATGGATGGTACAGCACCTTCATCAAAAGGTCCATTTACTATTACAGATTCATATGGTGAAACTGCGGTTACAGCTGCTGGAGATAATGTAGTAGTTTCACCTAATGTATCATCTGGAAATGAAGGTATTACTAGAGCACAAGCTAGTGAAATGATATCTCTACTTAAAGTAGTAGCAAATAAAGAATTCTCAGTAAGTATGGATGGTAGAAAATTGGCCTCAGCAATGCAAACTTCCGGAGTTTCTTATAGTAGTTAATATTTATAATAAAACAATATAATTATGGGATTAAAAGATAAATTAGCTAATAATGGTTCAAATCTAACACAATGGAACGGTTTAACCCCTTCAGATATGCCAGGAGCAAATCCACAATCTAGACTACATAATGAGTATTCTATTAATGGTAACCCTAAGATGGCTAAAAAAACACCCCCATCACAGTTAGATTTAGACGGTATAACACCCCCTAAATATACTAATAATTTACCTGAGTAATAAATGCCTTTAGTAAATCCACAAGGTGAACTAGCATTCAAAACTAAGTTCAAAAGTCTACCATTTGGTTATGATAAACCAGGAAAAGGTGCCAATGATGGTATTTTAGGGCAACCTTTTATAGTAAAGGATCATACTAAAGTTTCTACTGAAGATTTAGGTAAAACAGGAGGCCCGGATGTACTTGTAAGAGGAGGTTTACTTACCCCAATCCGTTCAATCGAAGATGCCTCACGCCTATTCCAATTATTTACGCAAACTCCTGCCGGGAGATTCTTCACAACTAAACAAAATCTTTTATCTCGTACTGGTACCGATATAGATGGAGGTTATCCTCTTTTAGCTTTTCCTTTAAAAATTTTAAATGGTCCTCTAAATGAAGGTGTTTATACTCCTTTATCTACTTTAGGTCAAGCTTTAGTAAATGCCGGAGGAATTCATTTATTTAAACAAGGTATTAACCCTATTACAGGGGGTCCAAAATATGAAACTATGATAGCACCTGCAGGTGCTGAAGATTTAGGAATCAAAAATAAAAAACTAAATAGATTATTATTTTTATATAGAGGTGACTTAACCACCCCAGGAAAAATAACTACAAAATTTGGAAGTGATGATACTATTCTATTTAGATATAGTGGTGGTCCTGGTTCTATTTTAGGAGTAGGTAAAACTACCATTTTTTCTAGAAACAGAACCCAATTCTCAGGTACTAAAGTAAATCTAATTAATAGTAGAGGTTATTCTACTTTCTCACAACAACAAATTTCAGATGCTCCTCGTATTGGAGATAACACAGATACTTTAGTACAAGATTTTAGAAAATCATTAGATAAAAAACCTTATTCTATAATCTCTGATTCTCCAAATTATAAAACACAAAATTTAGAACAAAGAGTAAAAGCAGGCAACCCAGGTGCTCGAGGTGTAAATAGAAGTAATTACACTAGAGGTATAGTAGATAGTCTTAATAGACCAAAACCACTAGATGAAGTAAATGCTCTTTATTTATATAAAAGTGGGAACGTTACTCAAGATAGTAGAAAAAATGATTTTGTAAAATTTAGAATTGCTACTATAGATAATACAGATCCTTCACAAAAAGTATTTTCTCATTTTAGAGCTTTTATAAATTCATTTTCTGATACTATGTCTGCTCAATGGAATAACTATAAGTATATGGGTAGAGGAGAAAATTTTTACTCATATCAAGGATTTAATAACTCAATTTCTATAAATTTTACAGTGATGGCTCAATCTATTCAAGAGTTATCTATAATGTATCAAAAATTAAACTATTTAAAATCAACCTTATCCCCAGACTATTCAGATTCGGGTTATATGAGAGGTAATATTCACCAACTTACTATAGGTGGTTATTTTTACGAAACTCCTGGTATTATTGATTCTTTAGCTTATACTATACCTAATGATTCAACTTGGGAAATTGGTATTCCTGCTTCTAAAGCTCAATCTACTGAAGCTAGAGGAAGTAATGGATTTACAGATAGTGCTGTAAAAGAATTAGCTCATAGAATTGAAGTTCAAATGTCATTCTTACCTATTTACAAATTCTTACCTCAAAAAGTAAAAAATATAAATGCAGCTGGGAATATTAAACAAAGATTTATATCTTTAGAAGATGACGCTGGTACTAATAATTTATATGCTAATGGTGTTAGTAATGTATATAGAGCATTTGATCATCAAATTGTTGGGGATCCTAGGAATCAACCTACCCCAAGTGAAGACCAAGTAGATGCTTTAAATCAAACAATACAAGATTTAGAAAATAGAGATAGAGGATAAAAATGGCTAGATATTCAAATACACCCATAACTAAAGATTTAGAAGGTACTAGAATGTATAAAACAGTTAAGTATCCTATTATTCCACGTTCTAATGGAGATCTTTATGTAATTACACAAGAGGGTGATCGTTACGATAGGTTAGCCTTAAGATACTATGGTGATACTAATCTATGGTGGGTCGTATCATCAGCTAATGCTGAGTACCCCCAAAATTCTCTTTATCCACCTTTAGGAATTCAATTAAGAATCCCAGGAAATTTAGATGCTATATTAAGAGCCTATAATAACCTAAATAAGTAAGTTTTATGAGTAATATCTTGGGTGAAAATCATTTACCTTACGTTCAAGAACAAATTAAGGTCCGTCAAAAGATTTTAGGTAAAACTGAAAAATCTTCTCAAGACATTGTTTGGGCAAATGGAAAAACTTCTTGGGTTAGGTTAATATCTTCTGTAGATATTGACGGACAAGAAGTCCCTAGGTATAATAAAGAAACTAATGAAGACTATATTGAATTTTACTTTGGTGGGGCTTTATTTAGAGAACAATACTTAGAATTATCTTCTGAAAATTATAGTGGTAATAGACTAGCTTCAGAACTAACCTTAGATGGAGGTACCCCTATTGATAACAAGCATCGTTTTGGCATAGCCGAAACTAATTCTACCTTACCAGGAATACAAAATAGTCAAGGTGAAGGAAGTGCTGCTTATGGATTAGGAGGTACAGAATTTGGTATTAAACCTATGCCTGGTATTACAGGTTTTAATTCAAAAACTTATGATAATGGTAGTTTACGAATGGCTGAAATTACCATTATAGCTCATAATAAAAAACAATTCGAATACTTAGAATCTTTATATTTAAGAGTAGGTTATACTATGTTATTAGAATGGGGTAATTCTTCTTACCCTAAAAGTATTGAAAATGATATTGCTACTTATTCTTCTACTTCTGATATAGCAGCTTTAAGTTTAAAAGATGAATTCTTAGAAGGTAGTAATAAAGGGGTAGATTATTTTTATACTCAAATTGAAAATAATAGAAAAATTTCTAAAGGAAATTACGATGGATTTTTAGGTAAGGTTACTAACTTTAGCTGGGATTTTGATAAAAATGGTAGTTACAATATAACTTTAAAACTTATTACTGTAGGTAGTGTTATAGAAAGTTTAAAACTTAATACTAATTTAGAAAATTTTAGATTATTAGACAATGATAATCCAGATATTGTTCGCCCCTCAGCTCTTAGTAATTATTTAAGTGTAGTAGATTTTTACGAATTTCGAGGTGGCACCGCTGAATCTGTACAAGACCAAACATCAGTCCAAGTATCATCTGCAATACCCTCTACCCAAGAACAAGAGTTTATTTTAGAGCAAATTGCATTAGGTAATATTACTGATAATTTTAGTGAACTTTCTCCTGAAGAACAACAATCTTTTTTAGATTCTCTTCCTGAAAATGTAGAAGAAGAAACCACAGAAGAAGAAACCACAGAAGAAGAAACCACAGAAGAAGAAACCACAGAAGAAGAAACCACAACTACACCAAAACCTAATACTTTTTTTAATGACTCTACTTATAAAGGTTTTTTTACAAAAGATGACCAAAAAGCTTTAGGAGGATACGGATCTGATAGTAGAAATATAGGTTGTAGAGTAGCTTTTGGTTTAAATTCAAGAACTACTAAAACTTATGTTAGACTAGGTGAATTTTTAAATTTTATAAATAAAAATTTACTTATATATGATTTAAATAATAATCCTATAATTTCAATTGACATAGCTGAAAATCTTTATTGTTACAGCAATGGTTATCAATTCCCTTCAGATCCTTCAAAAGTAATAATTCGTTTTGAAGCATCATTAAATGCTCAAAACCAAAAGAATGATATTAATTTATTACCTAAACTACCTAAATTCCATGATAATGTAAATGGAGTTAAAGTAGGCAAAATAATGAATTTGTATTTTAGTACAGATTATATTAGAGAACAAGTATCACTTAATGAAGAAGATGGTAAATTAAAATTATTACCTTTTTTAAAAACACTAATAGAATCTTGTAATTTTTTACTAGGAGGTATTAATAAACTTAAAGTAAGAATTAAAGATAAAACTACAGAAGATGGTGAAGAATCTAAAATTAGTCAAGTAATTGAAATATATGACGAAGTTCAACCTTTTGAAAAGGATAAATTACTATTAAATAAAAATGAAAATCCTATTTTAAATGTATATGGTTTTACCCAAAACCTTACAGAGGGAAATTTTGTTACCGATTATAGTTTTAACACTACCATAGATAAAGATTTTACTACTCAAATTTCAATTGGAGCACAAGCAGCAGGTAGAGCTGTAGGTGAAGATTCTACTATTTTTAGTAAATGGAATGAAGGGTTAGTAGATAGAGTTTTACCAAAGAAATTAGATATTGATCAAGTTAAAGAAGAAGGAACTAACGCTAGAGTAGAATTTAAAAATCTTACTTCAAAATATATATCTTTTCTTAAATTATTAAAATCAACATCAATTCAAGATCAAGATACACCTAGTTGGCAAGGTAAAACAATATTAAATGAAGTATATACCTTAGAAAACGTTTATATTCAATCACCATCTACAGACAACCCTACAGAAAATACATCTTTATTTGCTGGGTCTTTTGGTAATCTTCAAACATCATTCTTTAAAAAATCTTTATCTTGGTTAGCTTTAACTAAAAATGCTGCAACCCCCTTTATAGGTTTCCTCCCAGTAAACCTTTCTTTAACATTTGATGGTCTTTCTGGAATAAGAATTTTTGATAAATTAAGAATTAATTCTGATTTTTTACCTTCTAATTATACTAATACTTTAGAATTTATTATTACTCAATTAGACCATAAATTTGAAAATAATAAATGGTTTACTACTATAGGCACTTTAAGTATTCCTAAACTATTTAGTGATACAGACCCCTCAGTAGCCTTTAATTTAGGAGAATTAATTGAAGAATCATTTGATAGAAAACTTGAAGATTCTATAGATACACCCTCATATTTCTACTCAGATCAACCTATAATTACTGGAAGTCAAACTGGAGGTAAGGTAACTATAGATCAAATATTAAAAGCCTTAAATCAATCACCCGAAGTTCAAACTAAATTTAAAGGTTTCTTAGAGGGTATGATAAAAAAATTAGAAAGAGGATTTGAAATTAGAATTAATTCTAGTTTTAGAGATTTTAGAGATTCTAATAGAGTATACTTTAGAGATATACCTATAGCTGAAAATAGAGTTACTGCTGCTTTAAGATCTCCTCATACTTATGGTTTAGCTTTAGATATAGAGCTATTTGAACCTGGTAGTAATATAGGATCAAGTCCTAATTTAATAGCAGGTAAATCTAAAAAGTATGTTGAAATATGGCAAGAATTAGGAATAACAGATTTAGCAAATAATTCTGGATTAAGATGGGGTGGTGTATTTAAACGTATAGATAGAATAACTAAAAAAGTTGTACCTTATTATGATTGTGTTCACTTTGACGCTGCTCCAACTTCATGGCCAACTGTAGCTTCTACTATTGAAAATGAAATTAATACTACTTATCCTAATATTAAACTAATTATGACTTATGGATATCAAAATTCCTTTAGAGATTTTGGTTTAGGTGAAAGTATATATGATGTATCTTTAAAAGATTATATAACCCTAAGAGGAAATCTTGTTACATTTAATAAACCTACTCTTAGATTTGAGAATAATTTAGATAGAACTAAAAGAATTGGTTCTAGTGCCAGAGAAAGTGTTTATAAATCTATTTTAATAGAAGGTAATACTAAATACTTTGATAATGGAAAAGAAGTTGATTTATTTAATTTATTAACTAATTCTGTAGGATAATGTATTACCCTAAATCACATATAACTCCAAATCTATATTCTAATGGTGAATTAACCATAAAAGACTCTTTAAACCCTTATTTTGGATACTATTTTAGTACTATAGATGGTAAAGCATTTACAGGAAAATATATTGGAGATGGAGAAAACTTAGAACTAACCCTACCATCCAACACCCCAGGTGACCCCGTAAATGAAATTGTAGATACTCGTTTTTACACTTCTGATTCTAATACTTACTCAAAATTAGCAGGTATAAACCCATCTACATCCCTACCTTCAAAACCTACTCCATATTATCCAAAACCAACCCTTCAAAATTATCAAACAGGGGAATTTATTAGATATTTTTCTAAAAAATCTAATGAAAATATTTATATTGAAACTAATGGTTTATTTGAAAATAAGTATTATTTTGGTTTTTCCCTACCTTGGAGTATAAAGGGAAACAAACAAAAAGTAGCTCAAACTAATAAAAATATTATTAGATTAAAAGAAAAAGAATATTCTATAAATGGACTTGGAGTATTCCTAAAATTTAATTATCTTCAATTCTATAGATAAGATGAAGTTAAGTGTTTTGGTTAATAGAAAATAAAGAACAATTTGAGGTTTTAAAAAATAGTGGTTTTAAAGAAGCGTTTGTAGAGGTTATTACAAATAATCCTTACCAACACCCAACACAAAACTCTATT